GAAGTGACGAACCCATATAGTGGCGAGAGTTGTAAGTTGCCACGTTATGCCGTTGCCGTCTATGATGTGATTAAGGGGGCAGAACTAACAGGCGAATATGATGTTATGCGTAAGGGATTGGATTGGTTTCAAAAAAACTTTACTGACGAATATTATACATTGTTAGATTAATACTATCGCAACCGACACGATAACACGTGTCGGTTGCTCACTTGTAGGTTGCACACTTGTTGGTTGCATTCTTTTTTTCTTCCGATATAATGCGAAACGTAGTGAGTATTATATCGTTATATTAGAGTACGAAGTACATTATAACTTATAGAGGTACCAAAGAGATTTGGTTCTATACGTAAACTGTTATATACAAAATCCCTAAGCAGATAGGGATCCTAATAGTTTACTCTTTATTCTTTGTTCTAGACATAGACATGGTATAAAATCATTTTAAGAAAAAACAGAATATAAAAAAATTCTGCAAAAAATTTTATGAAAACAGAAGACATAAATAAGCTACCCCCTGATGTTAAAAAACAATTCTTAGAGTTAGCATCAAAATTAACTGAAAAAAAAACCAAATCCACTGCCCACGATGACTTCTTAACTTTTACTAAACATGTATGGCCTCAATTTATAGAAGGCGATCATCACAAAAAAATTGCAGAAAAATTTAACCGTTTGGCTAAAGGTGAATGTAAAAGAATTATTATCAACATGCCACCTAGACATACCAAGTCGGAGTTTGCATCTAACTTACTTCCTGCATGGATGATAGGTCGTAAGCCTGATTTAAAAATTATTCAAACAACCCACACCACAGAACTTGCAGTAAGGTTTGGTAGAAAAGCTAAAACATTAATTGATAGTCCAGAGTATCAATCTATTTTTGATACAAGACTCCGAGAAGATTCGCAAGCCGCGGGTAAATGGGAAACACAACAAGGCGGTGAATACTACGCAGCCGGCGTTGGTTCGGCGATAACGGGTCGTGGAGCGGACTTACTTATTATTGATGATCCACATTCAGAGCAAGATGCATTAAACCCAGTTGCACTAGAGCGAGCTTATGAATGGTATACATCTGGTCCAAGACAACGTCTACAACCTGGTGGAGCTATTGTTGTGGTAATGACACGTTGGTCTATGAAAGATTTAACAGGTGCATTATTAAAAGCACAAAAAGAATTAAAATCAGATCAGTGGGAGATTATTGAGTTCCCAGCTATTATGCCATCAGGTGATCCTGTATGGCCAGGGTATTGGAAGTTAGAAGAATTAGAATCTGTACAAGCTTCTCTATCAGTTGGTAAATGGAATGCACAGTGGATGCAGAACCCAACTTCAGAAGAAGGTTCACTGATCAAAAGAGAGTGGTGGAACGTTTGGGAAAAAGATTATATACCTCCATTAAAACATGTCATACAATCTTATGACACCGCATTCTTAAAAAAAGAAACTGCCGATTTTTCTGCCATAACAACTTGGGGTGTTTTTCACCCAACTGTAGATTCTCCTGCTCATTTAATTTTACTTGATGCAGTTAAGGAAAGATTAGAATTTCCAGAGTTACGTAAGAAAGCTATGGAGCAGTATAAATATTGGAATCCTGAAACAGTCATTATAGAAGGTAAGGCATCTGGAATGCCTTTAACTTATGAGTTGCGAAAAATGGGTATACCTGTTATAAATTTCACTCCTAGTAAAGGTAATGATAAACATGCTAGGGTAAACTCAGTTTCACCTATTTTCGAATCAGGAATGATTTGGGCACCAGATGAAAAATGGGCGGAAGAAGTTGTAGAGGAATGCGCTGCATTTCCCTATGGCGATAACGACGATTTAGTGGATAGCACAACCCAAGCTGTTATGAGATTTAGACAGGGAGGATTTATAGGACACCCAGATGATGAAAAAGAAGAACCTTTACCAAAGATTGAAAGAGAATATTACTAATGTATAAAAATAATTTAAATGGAATTATGGCTTTTGCCCGTGGTGGACAAATACCACAACAACTAAATTTTGGATTTGATTTTATGAACACAGGTAATCCTTCTGAAAATATGTATTATAATTCAGATGGCACTTACAATAATGGTTTAAAGTCTCAAGGAATTATTAATCAAGATATAAATCAAATGGCTTTTAGACCAGGTAGTATGAAGGACAGGGCACTTAAACAATTAGATGTTATGCCTGATATGGATCAAAAACGTTATGATAATTTAAGAAAAGAAGATGTAGAACAATTTAATGAAAAAGGAATTCCACTTTCTTTACCTAATGATCGATACAAAGGTATTGAAGGTTATACAGCTTCTATTGGAAGTGGACTAGAAAATTTTTTCTTCCCTTCAGCAGGAGCAGCAGAAATAAATCCAAATAATACATTTACATCAAGCGTAGCTGAATCTCCTTATGAGATGGATTATATGCCACCAAATAGATATACAGATTTTGAACCTAGAGTTGGTCAGGATAAATTTAATATTATGAATCCTGCTGCAGAAGAAAAACTTTCTTTATTTCAAAGAGGAAAAGATTTAGCAAGTAGTGGTATAGGTAAGGCTGGAAAATTAGGTATAGATGCTTTTAATATGTTAAAAAATAATAATCCTATAGGTTTTCTAACTTCAGGTTTAGCATCTTTAGGAGATATGTTTGAATACAAAGGTGGGGATGTAACAGTTGACGAAAATGGAAATATAATTAGTGCTGCAGATTTAAATAAAATGAATGCTAGAGGTGGTTATTACACAGATGCTGCAAGAAATGCTAGAAATAGAACTAAGTCTTTAGCGGCGTTTAGAGCAAGAGGTGCAACAGATTCTAAAAGATACAACGACCTTTTATTACAAGAAATAAAACAAGAAAAAGCAAGAGCAGAAGCAAAAGCTGCTGCACAACTAAGAGCAGCCAATACAGGATATACTAGTCGTGGAACAGCAATTGATTTTGGTGATTATTATAATTCAGATGGAAGTGCCAATACAAGTAGTTCCATGGCCAATAATCCTTCTCAATCTTATGGTGGTCCAAGAGCGAAGGGTGGTTTCATAGGATATAAAAATGGTGGTTTAGTTAAAATGTTTAAAGGAAAATTATAACAAGGTTTACATTGATAAATACAAATGGTATGTATGATTACAAGGTGTAGATTAATCAACAGGAAAGAGACATGGCTGAAATAGACGACGCATTACCGAACGTAGTAACGGAAGATACGGATATAGAATTACAGGAAACTGAAGTAGCTGTTCCTGGAGAAGAAATTGTTTCTACAGAGGAAACAGAAATCACTATGGATGAAGAAGGTGGTGCTGAAATTAATTTTGATCCAAAAGAACAAGCAGCAGAATCACAAGGACATTTTGATAATTTAGCAGAACTTATGAGTGATGATTCACTTGGTGAAATTGGAACTTCTCTTTATGACAATTACACAGAGTATAAAGAATCAAGAGCTGATTGGTCAGATTCATATAGAGAAGGATTAGGTCTTTTAGGATTTAAATACGAAAGAAGAACACAACCTTTCAGAGGTGCATCAGGTGTTACTCACCCTGTACTTGCTGAAGCGGTTACACAATTTCAAGCGCAAGCTTACAAAGAATTATTACCAGCAGATGGTCCTGTACGTGCACAAATTATGGGTGCTCTTACACCAGAGAAACAAGACCAAGCACACAGAGTAAAAGATTTCATGAACTATCAGCTTATGGATCAAATGAAAGAATACGAACCTGAATTTGACCAAATGCTTTTCTATTTACCCCTGACCGGTTCTACCTTTAAAAAAGTTTATTACGATGAACTTTTAGGTAGAGCCGTTTCTAAATTTATTCAAGCTGAAGATTTAATTGTACCCTACACTGCAAGTTCTTTAGAAGACGCAGATGCTATTGTGCATGTTATTAAAATTTCAGAAAACGATTTAAGAAAACAACAAGTGGGAGGTTTTTATAGAGATATAGAATTAGGAGATCCACCAATTAATGAAAATCAAGTTAAAGCTAAACAATTAGAATTAGAGGGTGTTACAGCAAACGATCAACAAAGAGAAAGTATGTATACTTTGTTAGAAGTACACACTGATCTAGATTTAGAAGATTATCCAGATGTAAATGAAAATGAAGAACCTACAGGAATTAAATTACCTTATATTATTACTATCGATGAAACTTCTCAACAAGTGTTATCAATTAGAAGAAACTATGAACCTGAAGATCCATTAAAGAAAAAGAAAAATTACTTTGTACAATTTAAATTTTTACCAGGAACTGGTTTTTATGGTTTTGGTTTAATTCACATGATTGGTGGTCTATCAAGAACTGCTACTGTTGCTTTAAGACAATTATTAGATGCAGGAACTTTAGCTAACTTACCTGCTGGTTTCAAAACTAGAGGAATAAGAATTAGAGATGATGCCCAACCATTACAACCTGGAGAATTTAGAGATGTCGACGCTCCGGGAGGAAATATAAAAGATCAGTTTATGCAATTACCTTTCAAAGGACCTGATCAAACATTATTACAATTAATGGGTATAGTCGTTCAAGCAGGTCAACGCTTCGCGTCCATCGCTGATAATCAAGTAGGCGATATGAACCAACAAGCAGCCGTGGGTACTACTGTGGCGTTATTGGAAC